ATAAACATTTGATTATTCAAATATAAAAGCCCGATATCCTGAAAAATTTACAGAAGAAAAAGCCGAAAATAGAAATTTGGTTAGGGAGAGAAAAATCCTAGAAAATGGACAGTAAAGATAAAAAACTATTATTAAAAGAATACACCAAAGAAGCTAAAGATAGTGAATGGTGTGATTTAGCTTTTTCTATTATGGTTTTGGAAAACTCAATAAGATCAGAAAAAAACTCTAAATGTTTGAAAATATTAAAGTTAAAATTAAAAATATTTGAAGCAGAAAAATCATCTAGAGTTTTTGAGGCTTTTGACATGCAGCGTTTTATAAACAAACAATTTCAAGATGTTGACGAGTTTTATATTTGAATAATCAAATGTTTATTTAGAAAATATCTGAAATAATCTTTATATTGTAAAGGAGAACGCTGTGGAAATTAAAAAAGACGAAATCAAAGAAGTTAAAAAACTTGGTACTTTGAATGGTTCTGAGGTCAAACTTGTCACCCTAAAGGGCGGTTTTCACATTGGTTTGGGTAAAAAAGCTAAAAATAGCAAAAATTCAGATATTTTAGCTGTTGGATCACATCCAGCCTTAGTTTCCCATCAAATTTCTAAAAAATTTAATGACAAATTTGAGCAAACCATGAGTAAAAATGAAGGTGAACCAATTCCTTTTGTTAAAGAATACTCTCACAACCTAAGCTCGGCTGACAAAGTTGTTCTAGGACTTAATATTTTTGCAATTAAAAAAAATGAAGAAATTGAGTTTAAAATTACCAAACATAATTTTGAAATTTTTTCAATTCAAGCAAGTGAAAATGGTGGTGAAATTACTCTTAAAAAAACTGAGAAAAATGCCGCTAGACTTAAAAACTTAAACAAAAAAGAAATTAGTAAAAGTCTTGAAAAAACAATTAAAGAATATGCCAAAGAAAATAGCTTAATAATTAAAGAAAATTTTTAGGTTTAAAATGGTTAAAAAAACAAAAATACCATTTCCATTACAAGAAGTTGGGATAAACTTAGATTCTCAAGATCAGTTTATTAAAAGCCATGGTGTTGAGTTTGAACATTGGGTAGCAATACCTTCACCGGTTGGTTTAAAAGATAGAGGTGACTACAGAAGAAGTGATGATTACGATATAATTACTTCAAACGGTATGATTTACAAACTGGCTGGGTGTTTTACTGCTGCAATAGTATCAAATTCTAAAAGTAAAAGACCAAGTGCTGGAGGTGTTGTAGATTATTCTACTGCTAGACTGTTAATACCAAGATTTTATACTAAAAAAAATGTTGATGATAAAGAAGAAATTCATTTGGCACCGGGAGATAGAGTTTTTATAAAAGGAAAAAAAACTCTTGTTTCAAACTACCAAAGAATGCAGTATAACCCCGGTGGATTAGACAGAGCACAATTTCCTGTTGAATCAGTGCAGCATTTAATTGATAGCCAAAAAAAAGAATATAAATTTGGGTATCATTTTAAAATTCAAGATGGCCATATAAAATGGATTGATGGAAAAGATAATCCGGGCATAGATGTTGAAACTGGCAAGGGAAGAATTTATTCTATGAGATATAAATATAATGCACATTGGTACATTACAGAAATACCAAATGAAGTAAGGGTTACTCAGGGAGTTGATGAAAATGGCAAAACATTTCCTGAGCGTATGCAGTACAGTGCAATTATTCAAAGAGAGTATGTTTATTATAATCAAAACAATGATGTTGCCGAAGATCAGGGGTCAAGAAAAAGAGTTAGGGATATTGAAGAACCAAAAAAAGCAATACCTGTGCCAAATGAATATAAAATTAAAATAGATAAAGATAGTTAATATAGAGGTTTTTATGCTTAATAAAATTTTTAGAAGAAGATTAGACGGAAGAAATGTTGAAGATAGCCATACTATTGATAACATTGAATATAACGAATTTGCTGGTGCCCAAAAAAACTTTGAAGTTGGTCCTGCTTTAGAATATGTTAGCGCAACTACTGTAGCCACAAAAATATGTCCCGGCGATCAGCTTTTTCTTTTTAAAGCAACCACAGGTCTTGGATATGCAACTCTTGGCGATGACAACACCATTACTACAGGCAGTGCGCCATCAGCAAATACTTTTCCAGTTTTCGGACAGGTTTACACAAAAATTTCGGCAGCAGATTATAAATATATTATTGGAACTGCTGATATTCATCTTTACGTTCTTAGAGATGATACGCAAAAAAGAACAAATTCATAGAGATAAAAAATGAACAAACCAGATGAATTAGTTAAAACTATGTTGGGAAAAGATTTTTTTGAAGTTCTTCAGAAATCTGATGTGTACAAAATGTACAACAGAAATGCTACTAGCATAAACGAATTTTCTACTGGATTAAAAATAGTTCCAAGAACAGTAATGTCATTTTTAATTCAAAATTTAACAAATTTAATGGTTGATGAAAATAAAAATTTAGAATTACCTTTTGCTCCTGATTGCTATATGCAGGTAACAAAAAAAGATCAAGATACATTTCAAGGATATATTTATTCAAAAGGTCAAAAAATAAATGAATTTAAAAACAGATCAATACCGGGTATTGGCCTTGTGTTAATGACAACATTTGAATTATATGATGTTGAAGATTTAAAAAATACAAAAAAAGAAGAAGAAAAAACATTTGACGTAAGTAAATTGCAACAAATTATTGATGATAGATTAATGTTACACTCTTTAATTTCAAGAGTTGTTGACCAAAAACTTAGCCACAGAGATGCTGTTGAAATTTTGGTTAAAGAAAAAATTGCTCAAGCTCTTGCTACGGCTAAAACAGAAGAAACTGAAGAAAAATATTTAAAAAAAGAAACAAAATCAGAAAAACTTAAAAATTTTCTAGACAAACAAAAAGCCAAAGAAGTACAAAGAGAAGCTGAAATTGAAAAAAGAGAAACAATTGGATGTCCTGATTGTGGAACTAGTTTATACGATGGCGGCAAAAATTTAACGCTTTGTATATGTTATGGCGAAGATTGGAATAAAAATATTAAGATTAAAAAAACTGAATCTAATATAAAAATGAAATTTCCAAAAAATATAGATAAAGAAAATGTTGAAATGCTATTAAATACATTGAAATATATTAATAAGGAATAAATATGAAAGAGCTTATGACTTATGTAGCTGTAGATACAGATGACGTAGGTGAAAGTATTGGTAATGCCGTGCTTTCTAATGACGTTAATTCTTTATCATCAATTTCAGAAAATATCAACTCTGGTGTTAAAGTATTTTCTCAATGGGCTGAGTACAATGGTGGTGAAGTTATTAGTAGTGGCTCCGATGAGGCAATTTTTCAAGTCCCACAATCAAGCATTAAAGATTTAGAAGAGCTTAAAGATACCTACACCAAACAAACTGGTTTTACTATTTCTATTGGTATTGGTGAAAATGTATCTGACGCTGCAAAAGCTCTTATTTACGCCAAAATGAACGGTAAAGACCAAATCATGGATTACTCACCAGAAATGGAAAGAGCCATGAAAGAATCTCTTACCGGAAATGTTCAAAGACTAGAAGGTGGTGTTGGTGACGAAACTGAACCAGAAGATTTGCCTCAAGATGAGCTTGAAGAAGGCACTGAACATGAGTTAGAACATACTGATGATGAAGAAATTGCAGAAGAAATTGCCACTGACCATTTAGAAGAGTCTGATGACTACTATTCAGATTTAGAAGAAATGGAAGAAAAAGATGCTGCCGAAGAAACTGGTCAAGAAACTGAAAAAATTGAAGTTCCAGCCGAAGAAGTTGATGGTGACTATGGTTCTGAAGAAATGGCCGAAGGTCAACCGGAGCATGAACAAGAAATGGAAGAAGATGAAGAATTTATTCATGATGCTCAAGAAAATAGAGAAGATGAAGCTGATGAAGATATAATTGAAGCTGATGAAGAAAGTGTGTTTGAAGATGAAGCCATGGAAGATATGGCTGATTCTGATAATCCGGCTAAAGAAGATATTGACCTTGATGGCCAACCTGATTTAGAAGAAGAGCATGGTGAAATTACACCTGACGAAGATTTGGACGATGATGGTGATGTTGAACATGAAGAGGCTATGGCGGCTGAGTCTGGCGAAACAGAAGAGTATAGTGATACCGGTGATTTTGGTGATGAAGCTCAAGAAGATGAAGGGCTTTCTAATGCTATAGAAGAACAAATGGGTGAACCTGAAGAAGTCATGGGTGAAGCTATGGCTATTGAAGAAGAGATGGAAGGTGATGACTTTTCTAATGTTGAAGGTGAAGAAAATTTAGACCATGAAGCTATTAAAGATGTAATTTTTGAAAGTCTTCAAAATTTTAAACAAAATAGAGATTATCTTGAATCAATTGCTCAAGAAAATCCAGAACTATATCAGTCACTTATTTTTACACTTCAAGCTATGATTGAAATGGCTAAAGAATTTGGCTATGGTGAGGTTGAAGAAGATATGGCTGGAGCTGATGAAGAAGCTATGATGGTTGAAGGCGAAAATGAAGAAGAGCTTAATCCTGATGATTTTGCAGTAATGGAAGAAGGTGAAAGTGAAGAAGAACTTAATCCTGATGAGTTTGCAGTAGAAGAAGAGGAAGAAGAAGATATTGAAAAAAATGAAAACTTTTTAAGGCTTATGTATAAAATGCACAGAGTTTCAGAAATGCTTAATGAATTAAAAAAAGCTGATGAAGAAAAAAGCATTGAAGAAATGAAAGAAGAAACTAAAAAAAAACTTAAAGCTAAAACAAAAGGAAAAAGTTCTAAAAAAAGAAAGATTTCTATAAAAAAACCTATAGTTCCCGGCAAAAAAGAAAAGAAAAAACCTAAAAAAACAAGTAATGACGGTTCCTTTTGCGCTAGATCACATCAAAAAATGAGGGCTTCTGGAAAAGACTGTCGTTCCAATGAGGACAAACATTCTCCACTATGTTCAGCTAGAAAAAAGTTTAATTGCAGAGGTAAAAACGAAGAAAAAAATAAAAAAATTGAAAAAGCCGAAAAACTCAAAAAGTTTTTAAAAAAAAAATATCAAAATGAAGAACTGGAAAAAAGCAGATTAGGTACTGCAACAAAAGAAACAACTAAAAAAATACGCACACATCGTCATTTGCCGGGAACTGTAAAAAATGGTTATATAAAAGGCACTGATGAAAATGGAAATACTAAATGGACAAACGCTTCTTCTGGAAAGGTTAAAAATCAAATTACAGGAGAAATGGAGGGGGCAGGAGGTCCCGGCCTTAGAGTTAGAAAAGATGTAAAACCTCAGAAGGTTTAGTGTGAAACTTGAAATTGAAATAAAGACAGAGGGAGATATAAGTAATCAAGCTAAAAAGGTTATTGAAAATATTAAAAAAGACCTTCAAGCAGCAACACAAGCAATTGGCCAAGGGGCTTACCAGCAAGCTCACAATATTGCCGACCAAAAAATGTCTACTGAATTAAGTAGTATTTATAAGAAAAATTTGTATATAAAAAAATTATCAGAGAATGCGGTTGAAATTGGTATAAAAGAAGAAGCTTTTTGGATTGAAAACGGAAAAAAAGGTGGTTTTATGGAAGAACTGCTTAATCATAAAAGCGGCTCACCTCCAAAAGTTAGTAAGGAAGGCCATAAATATAGAGTTATTCCGTTTGAAAAATCAACCACTAAAAAAAGCACCTCAAGTTCTGGTGAAGCTGCAATAAATGAGCTTAAAACTTTTTTAAGAAAAGAAAACATAAGGTATAGCAAAACAAGAGCTTTGGCTTTAGATGAGAAAGGAAGCCCCAGAATTGGTAGAATACATAGTTTTGACATAAAAAAAATGAGAGAAAATGGTAAAAAAAGTGTTGAAGGACTTTCTCGTAATCTTCAGGGGTTAAGTATTTATCAAAATTTTAACCCACAAACTAAAAGAGTTGAAAGAAATATTATGACTTTTAGAGTAATATCAGAAAAACATAGAAATTCTGGTAAATGGCAGTACCCAGCTAATAAACCCAAAAAAGAAGTCATGAAAGATGTGTTTAGGTGGGTTGAGCAAACTTGGCAATCAAAAATTTTGCCAGAACTAAAAGCAAAATATGAAAAAAAATAATGATATTATATAAGATAGACATAATTAGATTGCAGGGGGTAATTTATTTCTATATGGCAAGGTGATGTTTTCTTTAGAAGAATCATTGAACTTATATTAAACGATATTAGAGAAGAGTCTTGGTTACTTGATGATATTTTGTCTGATTTTGTAAATGACCCTATGCTATCGGGTATCTACGGTCAAAAAGAAATTGAAAATGCCAGAAAATGGATACAAGAAAACGAAATATCTATATTTTTACCTCACAGAATGGACATGGAAAAAATGCCATGTATAACAATTTCAATAGGCTCCAATGCTGAGGATAAAAGTTTGTCACGTTTATCAGACCAAACACCTTTTGTTCAAGAATACCAGCCAAATGAAGTTGGTGATGTTGTTCAATATATAATTCCTCCATTTACTTTTACATCTTACAATCAAGCTACGGGTTTTTTTCAAACTCCTCCCGAAGTTGATTTAACAATTATTCAGCCGGGAATGGTAGCTTTTGATGAGGGTACAGCGCAAGGGTGGGCTATAACCAAAAAATCAAATGATGGTTTTTTTATTGCTGAAGGAACTGAAATTTCTGCATCTCAAATTGGCATACTTCCAAACTATAGAATTTTTAGAGCAAGAAGAGAGGTTGCTACTTTTCAGGAAAGGATTACGATAGGATGTCATGTGCATGGCGATCCAAATGCCTTGTTGTGGTTATATTCAATTATGATGTACGGCTTCTTAAGGTATAGAGAGGGCGGCTTGGAAAGTAGAAATTTTCAATTATCCAATATTGAAACTAGTGATATGGTTAGAAACGATGCTTTTCAAAATATTGGTGAAAATGTATATAGTAGATTTATTACTATGACAGGTCAAGTTGAGAATACATGGGTAAAAGCACCTAAAGAAATTATAGAAGTGATTAATATTGTTGATTTTGAAAACATAGAAGGGGTTGGACTAGTTATTTCTGATGAAGAGGGCGGCCAAGTTCCTGAAATTATTGATACGGAATGTGAGTTTTGGGCCTCAACTACACCTATAAAAAATGAAGACTAAATCTTTAAATAGAGGTATGTTATGGACGATTTTTTAAAAAATAGAGTTGATAAATTGATTAAATCTATGAAATCTAAAATTCAGCATGAAAATGCTGTTAAAGATGTTTTAGATTCTAATAGCACTGCGGAAATGAGTTTAGATTTAATTGCTACAGATAAAACTTCTGCAATGAAAAAAAAAGATAAAGAATGCGATTGCAAAGATAAAGACAATTGCGAATGTGATGAAATAGCTCCTTGCGATGATGAAATTGAAAAAGCTGAAAAATTTGTAAAATCAGTATTGAATAATTTTAAAATAATTTCAGATGCTTATCTTAAAAAAATGGAGGAATTTCCGTATAAAGAAGCCAGAGATAGGGCTATGGCAGCTTCAAAAGCCAAAAAAGCAATGAAAGATTCTAGAAAAGAAAAAAACCCTAAATATCCATCTAAAAAAGATTTGGAACATCCAACATCAGAAGATATTGAAAGAGCCAAAAAACAAAAAGTTCCAAAAACAAAAAAAGGTCCTGAACAACGTAAAAAGACTCGTAGGAACGATGATAGCCATAAACATCCTACCGATGTAAAAAACCCTAAATATCCATCTAAAAAAGATTTGGAACATCCGTTCACAGAAGAAAAAATGGCAGCTTCTGAAATGGCCAAAAAACAAGGGGTTCCAAAAGGAGCTGACCCAAAAACACATGAAAGATGTGTAAAAAAAGTTAAAAAAAAAGGACATGATAAATCATCGGCATATGCTATTTGTAATGAAGCTGATGCTGGAATGGATAAAAAAGAAGGTAGATGTTGGGAAGGATATGAACCTACGCCCGATAAAAAACCTTATTCAGAGGGGTCTTGCCAGAAAAAAAGTGAAGGCTCAGAAAAACCATTTCACGGATATAACAAAGAAAAACACTCAAAAAAAGGTGGTTTGAGTGAAAAAGAAAGAAATAAAATTAATAGAGAAACTGGTTCAAATTTAAAAGCTCCTGTTTCTTCTAAAGAGGCTAAGAAATCACCTAAAAAAGCGGCAAGAAGAAAATCTTTTTGTGCTAGAATGTCAGGGAATAAAGGGTCTACCAGTAAAGATGGCAAGCTAACACCAAAGGGTGCTGCCCTTAAACGGTGGGATTGCTAATAAGTTATTGATTTTATTAATTTTTTGTTTTAAAATATTGTAATTGTATTAATCTTTATAATATAAAATTAGGGGATTAGAATGTCTAATAAAAACGAATATTCACCGGTAGAAGTGGCGCAAATGCTTCTTGAAAGGCTGAAAAAGAATGTTGAAAATAATCAAGAAGTATATGAAATTCTTGAGAAAGCTAAGAATACGGCCCATGAAATTGAAGCTGGTTCTGAGCCAAATAATGATGAAGCTGAATGTCCTGAATCGCTATGCGCTGAAGGTTCTTCTTCTGAAAAGTCAGAAATGTCTGAAGACCATATTATGGAAGATACACCTCTACAGGGTGATGATGATTCAGATTATGATGAAGAAGATGAAGAAGATGATGAAGAAGATGAGTATGAATTTGCAAAGTCTGAAGATGGTATGTTTTCAGTAGAATATAAAAGACTTGCTAAAGCCAAATCTGACGAAGGTTTTAGTGATTCTGGCAAAAAGGAAAAAAGAAAAAAAAGAGGTAATTACAAAGGAAATGTACCTAAAGAAAAAGGTGTTCACTTAAAAGAAGGTGATTACACTGGTGATAAAAAAAGAGCTGAAAAAAAATTTTGGCAAAGAAAGAAAGAAAGAAAAGATATTGCAGGCCAAAAAGAAAAAGGTAGACAAAAATATTATGGTGACAAGTCAAGAAAAATGACTGATGCACAAGCAGCTACTATAGCTAGTAGTGTAAAAACAGGTGCTCCAGCTAGTGAAAGAGACCAAAGAAAAGGTGTTAAAGCGGCTACTGGAAAAGATGTTAGAGATGAAAAAGGTCAAAATGCCTCTTTTTACAGAGAATCTCAGGCTGATAGTAAAAAGAATAAACCACCTATTTCAGATGTGTCAAATTTTCCTAAAAGCGAAGGCTCAATGGATAAATGCGGCGAAATGAGAGTTTATAAATCTGAAGACGGTATGTTTTCAGTAGAATATAAAAGATTGGCAAAAGAAGAAACACGACCACTTTTTTCAGGATCAGGTGCTCAACAGGCTAAAGGATTTGGTTCTATTTTAGGAACACCTCCAACCCCAACTCCAACTCCAACACCAACACCAACTGTTGGCAAAGGTGAAATTAAAGAAAAAAAACTAAAAGATTCTGACAACAAAGTAAAAGAAATTAAAAACATTGATTTTGATGATGAAAAGAAAAATTCACCAAAATCTGAAATGGAAAAATGTGGCGAAATGAAAAAAGCCAAAATTGATGAGGGTAAATCTATAGGAGAAAAACAATCTGCGAGATTTAAAAGAAAAGTTGATGAACTCGATTCCCCCAAAGGTGTAAATGAAAAAAATTATGGTGGTAAGCGTTCGCCGCAAGAAGGAACCTCTCAAGCTGGAAATTACGTTCGAGAAGCTAAACATGGAAAGCCGGAAAATAAAGAGTTAAACATTGAAAGGGCAAAAAAAGAACATAAAAAAGTTATTTCTGAACAGAAAAAAATGAAAAAACCTAGTCTTCCAAAATCTGAAAATGTTTATAAATCAGAAAAACTTGCTAAATTTCTAAAAAAAAAAGAAATGACTGAGTTAAAAAAGCAATTTCTTCCAGATAGAAGTATGGCAGCTAGAAATAACATGGCTCAAAATTTTGGTGGAGGAAAAGCATTAGCTACTGGACCAGCTAATACTGAAGGACCGGTAGCTAGTTCTATGAAGAATGTTGGTAATGCTGCTGGAACTGCTGCTGGTGGTATTGGTTCAATGGCAAGCCAAGCTTGGGAAGGTGCTAAAAAAGTTGGTAGTGATTTTTTAAATGATATGAAAACTGCTACTGGTATTGGACAGCCATCAAAACCAAAACAAGCTACTGGTGGTCAGGGTGAATATGTTATGCAAAATGCACCTAAAGGAAGCTCAAGAGCTGCTGCTGAAAAAATGAATGCTGGTATGCAAACAGCAATAAATACAGCACCAAAAGCTGCAAAGCCGGGTGAGGGTGTTCTAAAAGAAGCTCCTAAAGGTGGGCAAAGAGAAGCTCAGGCTAAAATAAATTCTGGTATTGATAGAGCTATGGGTGCTGAACCATCATTTAAAGATGCTTTTAAAGCTGCAAGAAAAGCAAGAATGGAAGGAACTGGTGGTGATACTTTTTCTTTTGGAGGTAAAAAATACCACTCTTTTTCAAAAGAAGATTTTGACAAAGGACTTGGAAGAAACTACAATCCTAGTAAGTTTAAATCTAAAGATGAAAGAATTGCTTATAACAAAGAGCAGGCAAGAAAAGGTATTGAATTAGCTCAAAAACGTAGAAATCCTGTAGGTACATATGGAACTGTTGAAAATTTAAAAGCAAGAGAAGCTGCTGGAGGACCTAGAAGGACTACTGGTGAATCTTGGAACGCTTTTAAAGAAAAAGCATCAAGACCTTTTAGTGACCGTTTTTCACAATACAAAAAAAGTGAAGAAAGTAGTGTTGAAAAACTAAAAAAACATATGGAAAAACAAAAAACCTCAAAAAAAGAAGGGGTGTAAAAATGGCAGAAAGAAAAAAAAGTAAAAAAAACGAAACTGAAGCTGAAAGAATTGAAAAAGCTAGAAAAAAAAGAATTGCTCTGGCTAAAGAAATAAAAAAAGCTGAAGAAAAAACTGATGAAAGAGAAAATTTTAGAAAATATTTTCTAAAACTTAGTAAAAAATTAAGCCTAAATAAATCTTTAGAAGAAGTGGTTTGGATTCATTTGAAAACAATTAAACACGATAAAAAAGAATTATTTGATAAAGGCATTAAACATTTTGGATATAAGATTTAATTATAAAGGAGAAAAAAATGGCTCAAAGACTTTCGACGAGTTTTGTCAATACAAACATTCCCGGTGCCTATCCAGAAGTAACAGTTAAGTCTACACCAGTTGGGATTACCAGTACTGGAGATATTGTTATTATTGGTGAAGCAGAGGGTGGTGCAGACTACACTCAAGAAACATTAAAGGACAACTTTTTTACACCCACTCAGCTTGACAGGGTTTCTGCTAAGTATCTTAGAGGACCAATTGTTGACGCTATGAGAGCTTTGGTTTCTCCTAGTAACGATACAGAAATTACCGGTTCGGTAGGGAAAGTTTATGTTGTTAAAACCAATAGTGGTACTAAAGCTGAGGCAACTGTAGCTGGTGTTTCTGGTGACTATGGTACTCTTAAAGACAAAAACTATGGTATTGATGGCAACAAATATTACTATCAAGTAACTCAGGTTGAAGACGAGGCTGGCCCTTCTAAGCAAGGTGCTGACGTTGTAATCGGAGATGGTTCAATATTTGACGGTCTTTCTTTTAGCTTTATTGGAAACGGTGGTGCTACAACAGTTATTACTTTAAGTGGTGTCATGACAGATCATGATGATAAAACTAAGTTAGCGGCTGAAATTGACGCTCAATTACCTGCTGGTTTTAGTTGTGTAGAAGCTGCTACTGATGCTGTTATTTTTCAATCTGATGTTGATGCTGACGCTAATGAAAAAGGCTGGGGAAAATCTTTTGAACTTATTGATTCTACTCCGGGTGATTTAGCTGTTCTTGGACATGCGGCTGGTTTAACAGTTTCTTCTCAAGAGCCAGAAATTGAATTAAGTGTAAAAAGACAAGATACAAATACCAACGAATCTTTTGCAGTAGAAGCTGAGGTTGCTATTACTGTTGGTTATGATGGGACAAGTGCAACACTTGATATTTCTAGTGGCGTTCTTTCTACTACTGTAGTTGGTGGCTCTGGTTCTAATTTATCAATTAATCTTAGTGAATACACTACAATGTCTGATCTTGCTTCTTTTATTAGTTCGCAAGCTGGATATTCTGCAAGTTCTATTGCAGCTTCTAACAATCTAAGCCCACTTAGGCTTGATGAAGTTTCTGCCATAGGAATTGCTTCTTCAGAAGGAAGTGAGCCGGGAAGAGTTAAAAAAGCTGCTTACAATTTTGCCCTTAAACTTTCTGAAAGTTCTGTGGTTGATTTTGAATTTGCTGTAGGTGCTGGGCTTCCTGTTGAAACAGCTCAAGCTAAGTATTTCGCAGGCGGTACTAAGGGTGCTACTACTGCTGCTGACATTGTAAATGCAATACCAGCTCTTGAAGGTATTAAAGTAAATTTTGTACTACCTCTTTTTTCAAGAGATGCTGCCGATGATATTGCTGACGGTCTTACCGACAGTAGTTCAACATACACAATTGACGCTGTTAATTTTGCTGTTAAGTCTCACGTACTTGCTATGTCAACAGTTAAACTAAAAAGAAACAGAATTGCAATGCTTAGTAAAGATGCTAGTTATGCTGATGTTAAAGCTCACTCGCAAAGCCTGTCTTCTTTTAGATCAATTGTTTGTTTTCAAAAAACAAGTCAAGTTGATGCGCTTGGAAATGTTGTGGAATTTCAACCATGGCATACTGCGGCTATTGCAACAGGTATGCAATCGGCTGGTTTTTACAAGTCTTTAACTAATAAGTTTGCTAATGTAATTAGTTTTAAAGACCCTGCTGGGTTTGATTCTGGTAATCCGGGTTCTGTTGAGGATGCGATTGATGCTGGTTTAATGTTTTTGCAAGCTGAAACTGCTGGTAACAAATTTGTTGTAGATCAAACCACTTATGGATTTGATACTAATTTTGTTTACAATTCACTTCAAGCAGTTTACATGTCTGATGTTCTTGCCATTCAACTTGCTGAATCTCTTGAAAGATTTGCAGTTGGTAAATCACTTGCTGATATTACTGCCGCTAGTATGGCTGGACATATTTCTAAAGTAATGGAAGTATATAAAAGGCTTAAAATTACTGGTGCTTCTGACGATGCCCCACTTGGATTTAAAAATCTTAAAATTAATATTAATGGCCCAATTGCTGAGGTTAAACTTGAGGCTAAACTTGCTACTGCAATCTTGTTTATCCCAATTCAACTTGAACTTAGCCAGATTCAATCAAGTGCAAGTGCATAATTAAAAAATAAGGAGAAAATAATATGAGTAGAACAATGAACGGAGCAAGAGCAAAAGTTAGAGTTGGCGGTCAAATCGTTGGTCTTTTTGATTCTTGCCAGTATGGTGCTAATATTGGAACTGAGCCTATCCATTTGTTAGGCAGATATTCACCAGATGAAATTTCAATCACTAGTTATGAAGCTGTTCAAGTGTCTTGTTCTGGATTTAGAATTGTTGACCAAGGTGTTCATGTTCTTCCAGCAGCTCCAAAACTTCAAGACCTTTTAAATTTTGAAAATGTTCAACTTGAAGTTGAAGATAGGCAAACTGGTGCTAACATTATGATTGTTAAAAACTGTGTGCCTTCAAATTGGGGTGAAGCTCAACAGGCAAAAGGCACTACAAGATTCAACATATCATATATTGGAACTGTGTTGAGTGATGAGTCTGGAGACCAAGATGAAAGTGATGGGGCAACTTCACTTCCATAATTTCAATACTTTACATATTTTTTTAAAAAAAGGGAACTTTCTGTTCCCTTTTTTTGTTTTAAATGTCGCAGAATAAATAACCCCGAAATACTTTCAAAATATCTAACGGAAAAAGCACAAGCAGAAGGTGGTGTATTTAGCGAAAAATTCTTGGGGCATTCTAGGCCTTTATATAAAATATATGATTATGGACATAGAAAGTGAGAACTTTAACTTGTTTTTTTTTACACATATGATATTATGTACATATGAAAAGAAACTGTATATTCACAAACAAACCAGCAAATTCAAAACAGTTCCAATATACGATATGTTGAATCTTGTAGTGCCTTTTGCCTGTTG